CAGGTTTCAAGCCTGTTTAAAGACTTTGACGTGGGCATGGTACACGGCGCCTTCGGCGGTGTTAATGAGCGCGATATCGCGGACGCTTGGACGGCTGGCGAGCTTTACGTCCTGCGCGATAAGGGCGTGCCCGTTGGTGCGCTTATGGCGAAGCGCCTGAAAAGCGGTAGCACGGTTTCAGACTTTACAGGTGCAGCCAGGGCAAAGACAAAAAAGGGCGACGTGTCTGTGCGCCGCATTGCTGCGGCCCCTGGATTTGACGGCCTAGTTGCGGCGGCCCTGCGCGCCTTGGTTGACAAGCGGCGTGCCGTTGTGGAAGTTTGGAACGAACACGGCCGCGGGATTGGGATTGTTCGCACGGCATTCCCGGAAGCGGTCCGTGTTGCTTTAAAGGTGCGCGCATCGAGCGAACAGATTGCGGTCTTTGGCGTAAACGGTATCAAGGGAGGGCGTGTCACGGACGCCGACTTGAAAACGCTTTGCCCGCTTAAAGTTGGGACGCTCGATGTGCAGCCTTTAATCGACGAGATTAACGCGGCCGGCTTGGATTGGGCTGAGCACTATTCCAGCTACAACAAGCGGCATTCGTGGTGGGCGGTAGCCTTGCGCGGGTACGGCGGCCGGGTTGAATTTATTGAGAAGCCCGACGAGATGTCAAAGGCTTGGAAGAAGGCCAACCCGGACAAGCTGAAATGGGAAATACAAGACACGCCCCTGCGCGCACGGGTGCCAGCTGTTGAGAAGTTGCTTGATGCGATACCGGGCAAGAAACACCGGGTGCGCTTTATGCGGCTTGACGGCAAAGGCGGCGAGCTTGGAAGGCATGCGGACATAACTGATAAACTCGCCGGAACAGCGGACGGGCATTTGTTGCGCATACACGTTCCGATTATAACATCTCAGTCGGTGCGCTTTGCTATGTGGCAAACCGAAGGCGCAAGGATTGAAGCGCATATGGGCGTCGGCGAGGCGTGGTATCTGGACACGCGCAAGCCGCACAAAGCGGCCAACAAAGGCGCGGCAAATCGCGTTCATCTAGTCATGGACGTCGAGGCTTGTCCCGAGCTGCGCGCCGCCCTTGGTGCCGACGCCAAGAAAACGAAAATAGTTAAGCACGACGCGATTGACGTGCCGGAGATAAACGACATTAAGCCTGAGCCATTGCCGACATATGCGGCCGGCTTGCAGGCGGCGCCCGCGGTTGGTGGCGACTGGCGCTTGCCGCAGTGGGTGACCGGCGACAGCAAGGAAATCCAAACGCTGGCAAAGGGCACCGCGGCCGACTTGGTTTTCAGCTGTCCCCCTTATGCTGACCTTGAGGTGTACAGCGACGATCCGCGGGACATATCGAACATGGACTACGGTGGGTTCCTGGCAGCGTATCGGGAGATAATCGCCAACACCTGCGGCCTTCTTAAAGATGACCGGTTTGCATGCTTTGTGGTTGGCGAGGTGCGCGGCAAAGGTGGCGCGTATCGGAACTTCGTTGGCGATACGGTGCAGGCTTTTATTGATGCGGGGTTGCACTACTACAATGAAATGATTTTAGTTAATAGCGCCGGAAGCCTTCCATTGCGGGCCGGTCGTATTTTTGACGCAGGCCGCAAGGTGGGCAAGATGCACCAAAACGTTTTGGTCTTTTACAAGGGCGACATCACAGCCATTGGCAAGAATTTTGATGCGGTTGATATAACAGTGGGAGCGGATGCCGACCTTGACACCACCTAGCAACAAGGGAAAAAAAATAGCCACCAAGCGAACCGCCGATAAAAACGAGCGGCTTCGGTTTGTCGCGGGGTTGTTGCGTAAGGGCATTCCGGTTGCACAGGTTTATCGCGTCATCTGCGAGAAATACGGCGTTGGGGACCGCACCGCTGCAAAATATTTTCGGGAACTTGGTGGGTACGCCGCAACGTATATGAACGACGAGGCCGCCATCGAGGCCGAAATCTGCGCGGCTTTGGATAGGCTCAAGGGCCGAGCACAGCGCGATGACAGCGTGGGCAACACCGCCGACCAAATCATCCTGAACCTTATGGGCGTGCGCAGCTTTGCGCCACAGAAGAAAAACCTAGACGCGCAGCGGGCGCGCATAGAGCAAGCGCGAGCTGACTTGATTGAGGCGCAAGCGCAGGTCGCGAAGACTGAGGCTGAAAAGGCTGTAAAGGTGGCAGCTCGGGAAAGCCGGTGGGGCGATGAGTTCGTGTCTATGTTGCAGCGCATACGCGACAATCGTAGCGCGTCGGTCAAGGACGTGCTTCACTTGACGTGCTTGTTTTTAGAAAACGAGATAGCAAAGGGGCCGGACGCAAACATGCGACAGGTTTTATCAACGCTGCGACACCTGACGAAGATTAGTATGATAGATCCGTCCGGGATGGGGACGGAGCATCAGCTTTTCACGTTGCCGGAAGGCATGGCGCTTGCCATTGCCCCCGATCCTGACGACGGCGACGACTTGATAGAATGAGCAAGGCAAGCCCATCACGCGCGACGCGCTACGACCAGACCATAAACAAAGCGGCGCCCGGTTTGCCGCGCTCTGTCAGTTGGGCTAGTTTTCGCGACGATGTTGGCGCCCGGCGTGACAAGTGGCGCGCGTTGCAGCTTGTGAGCGCCGCCACAGGATACAGCCCACTTCCGCATCAGATGCGGTTTCATTTAGCGGACGCGCGACACCGGCTTCTGGTCAGCGGCGTCGGCGCGGGGAAAACGCTTGCGTCCGTTGTGGAGATGGCGCTTTGTCTTATTATGAATCCGGGATGCTCGGCGGCGTTCGTCAGCCCAACCTTCGACAGCGTGCAGAATATAATCTTGCCGGAATGGCTGCGCATCGTGGACGGGCTTGCCCGTATGGGTTGCCCGTTACAGCTGCGATATTCCAAAAGCCAGGCGAAAGCCGATCTCGTCGGCGGTGGCTTTCTTGCGCTGCGCTCCTTTGACCGCGTGGATAACCTGCGCGGCTTTACGCTGTGCGCGGTCAACATAGACGAAAGCGAAGTTAGCATGCGGCCGGACTACGTTTTTCAAACGCTTAATGACCGCGTTCGAGACCCCAAAGCAAACCTTTTAGAGGTGAACGTCACCACCACGCCGAAGGGCCTGCGCGGGGTGCCGCTGATGTTTACGCAAAGACGGCGCACAGCTGACCGGGGTGATTGGTGGGCCGGCCGCGCGACATCTATGGAGAACCCACATCTACCTGACGAGTTTCTGCGCAGCCTGCGCGCCGGCCACAGCACGCGGTCGTATCAGCAAGAGGTTGAAGGCAAAATATTGCAGCCGTCAAACGTTGTTTTTCCCGAGGTTAATAGGGAGCGGCATTCCATGCCGTGGACTTATGATGCGATGTTGCCGTATGTGCTGGCGTGTGACTTCGGCTACTCTAATCCGTATTATGGATTCGCGCAGGTGTTGCCCGACGGGACAGCCGTTATTTTTGACGAATGGGTACCTAACGAATGTCCGGAGGAAATACAGAAGGACACCGTGCTCAAGATGTGCCGCGAGCTTGGCAAGGACCCGGAACACATCTCCGGCGACCGCGCGGTGCCGCGAATGCTTTCGTGGATGACTGCACAGTTTCCGCGGGCGTATGTGCACCGAATGCGCACCCGAGAACAGCAAGCCATTCTAGGCGGGATAGAGGTTATGCGAACTTTGCTTGACCCGCTTGATGGCCCGCCTCGATTGCTGATAGCTGACAAGCTGTGGTCCTCAGAAAACCCGCGAGGCGTGGCGCGTGCGATTATGGGCTACCGCTGGAAAACAACCCGCGAGGGATTGATCAGCGACGAGATTTACAAAGACAACATCACAGATCATGCGATAGACTCTTGGAGGTACGCCAGCCAATCCGTCTTCGCGGCACAAGATAGCGGCGCCTTTACCTTGGGGAAAAACCAATATGCTGACCCGTTTCAAAAATCTAACCGTTACCGCCGGCGATAAAACCGATTGGGTAAACAAGACAGAGGCTTTGTATAAGTACCTGTCGCGCAGCCACGACCCGACCGTCGAGGCGTTGCAAACCTTATACCCGGACACGTGGGACCAGCGCGTGCTTCGCGTGGTGCCGTTTATCCAGCGCCTTGCGCGCAGCCTGGCGACCCTTTACCAGCAACCGCCGACGCGGGACTTTATCGCGGCGGGTGTAAACGAAGAGGTGAAAAACCGGATTCGCAAAATATACAAAGGCGCCGGCGTAGACGCCGCGATGCAAATGGCGCACGAGCAGCTGACTGTCCTGAATAATGCGACGGTGTGGGTGTTCCCTACGAACTTCGGCGGGGTGCGCCTGATTAACGTGCCGCCCCAAGACCAAGAATTCAAAAGCGCTGACCCCTTCTCCACCGACGTTCGGGACTTGGAAGCCGCCTGGATTTCGATGCCCGTTGGGAGCGACCCGTCGACAGGCTTCAGAAGCCACGCCGTCGCAAAAATTACAGCCGACGAAGCGTATTGGGAGGACGGCCCCAAGTCCATAAAAGGGAAGGGCGTTTGGAGCGAAAGCCGGGTGAACCCGCTTGGCAGGATTCCCGTCGTGGCCTTGCGTGGGTCTACGCCGCTTCCGGGTGACTGGTTTGCGCCTGTGCCTAACGATTTGCTTCATGCCCAGATGGCGCTTGATTTGACGTTTACGGACATCCAGCACATCGCAAGTCTCCAAGGCTACGGCCAACCAACGCTGAAAGGCGTGGGCTCAGCGGCCGCCACGGAATTGAAGCTCGGTCCAGAATGCGTCGTCGGTCTACCTGACCCGGATATGTCGTTCACGTTTGAGCACGGGAACCCACCGCTTGAGGCTTATCAGAACGCGGCTGACCAATACCTGCGGTCGGTGCTTGCTTTTGTGGGCGTCAATCCTGACATTTTCCTTAAAACCAGCGGCGCAATCTCAAGCGTCGCGAAGCGCATGGACATGCACGAACGTGAAATGGAGCGCGGCCGGTTTGTTACTATGTTCGAAAAAGCAGAACAGGACCTATGGGATTTGATGCGGCTTTGGATTAACGAGCTGCGCGGAAACGGCCGCGAGGTTTACAATGAAGCCGACGTGCGGGTTAGGTATCACATCCCAGACCCACCCGTGGACCCGCTACATCGCGAGCAAGCGACGCGAATGGCTTTAGACAGTGGCCTAACATCGCCGGCCGCGGAGTATGCACGGCGCCACGGGGTGAACGAGACGGAGGCGATGCGCAAGGTTGACATCAATGTGCGCCAATGGGTGCGCGTCCGCGACGTGGCCGACCCTGACAGGCGTGTGGAGCAGGGCCGGTCGCCTGCGACTGAAATGCGATTAGCGGAATGATTGACCTACACACCCGCATCAAGTGGACGCCGAAGGCGCTTAACAACCGGCCCGAATGGGACAAGAAAGCGATGAAGCGCGCGCTACCTTACATCCGGCTGATGCAGTGGCTTTTGGCACAGATAAAGATCCGCGTCATAACCAAGCAAATGCACGCGGGTAACCAGAAGTTCAGCAAGTATAAGGATGCGCAAAAGAAAGGCTTTGTGTTTTGGGTGTCACCACGCAACGCGCAGGCCAGCGCCGGTGTCATCGCGCGCCGCATGGTTGGGACCGAAGAATGGTTGGGATACAAGTCAGGCCGCGAATATAAGCGGCACGTCGCAGGCACAGAACACAAGAACTTTGTAGACACCGGCGAGATGTGGCGAAGCCTGCGAATCCGCGTGCGGTCGCACTACTCGCTTCGCGCCGCCTTCTACGGCTCATCCATGACGACAAGCTTGCCACAGGGCGACCGCTTTACAGGCAAAAGCAAAGTTTCAAACGTGTTGCGCAAAAAGCGCAACGCGGACAAAGCATACTACCAAGCACAGAACGAGGCATACGGCTTGTTGTGGGTGTCAGACGAAGAGATTGCAAAAGTCATGAAAGAGTGGTCTAAAATGTACAGCAACGCGCTCGGCGCCCTTATAAGGGAGTCCGACGTAGATTTTAAGTTGACGAGACAGGTTGGAAAGTTGCAGCGTGGCATCAAGCGTGGTGAACGCGCGCTACACAAGTTTTCGAAAAAATAAGTGGAGGCACAGGAAATGGCTGAAAAAAAGAAAACAACCAAGAAGGCCCCGGCCAAAAAGGCTTCGGCCAAGAAGGCCCCGGTTAAGAAAAAAGACACTGCGGTGCCGCCGAACCCGTCACGCGATATGGGCGCGGTTGTTAGGACCGTCCGGTGCGACAAGGCCAAGGCGGCCGAGCTTGTTGGTGAATACGGGTTTTTCGTTGTTGGCAAGTCTGGCGACGAATATACTTGTTGTGCAGACCAGCGCGCGAACAGTAAATACGAGTCCAGGCGATGAGCGCGGGCGAGGTGCAGCAACCGAACGCAGAATTGCAGCTGGACGACTCAACGCCGCCAACCGACGCCAAGCCTGCACCGGTGCAGCCGTGGACGACTGTAAGCCTGCCAGAAACGCACACGGCGCCCGACGCGCCGGCGCCCGCTCCAAGCCCAAAGGCTGAAGCCGTTGTGTCCCCTTCGGCGCCCGGTCAGGATGTAGCTCCAAGAGTAGCGCCCGAGCCGGCGCCCAAGGTGGAGGCACCGAAGAGCAAAGACCTTGACAGGGTTATAACCGAAATGAAGGACGAGCGTGACAGGCTGCGCGCCCTGGCTGATAAGCAAATAAGCCGGGAACGCCTTTTATACTTGCGCGAGATTGGCGCACGCGACGGCATGGCTGACGCGGACCTGCTTATGTTGGCGCCGCAGGTGGACCCAACGACCGCGGAAGGCCGGGCATCCCTCGACGCATGGCGCGAAAAATCGTCCGTGTATTTTGACAATCGAGATCCCCACACAACCGTCAATGTCGAGGAAATCGCCAAGGGCTACAAGGCAAGCAACCACGGCACGTTCGGCGCGAGCTTGGCCGCTAACATCCTGAAAGCAATGGGAACAAACAAATGAGCAAGTCAAAGAAAACAGACAGCAACCTTTCAGCGACAGAGCTTCGCGCCCGCTCCGTCGCGAACTGGACAAAATATATTGAAAGCGTTGACTTGAGCGAAGAGCTTGGTGTCGGGTCGTGGGTTAAACCCACCGGATTCGAGGACTGGCATTTTGTGATGTTCGACAAGACCATTAGCTTTCACGTGCAAACCGGGAAAAGCATGATGCGACAGGGCTATCAGGAAGCGCCAAGCGGGACGCGCTTGATTGGTGTTGAGGACCAAGGGGAACGCGTCTGGTATCTTTGCGCGCCGCCGGAGGTTTACCTCGCGCGCCGCGAGAGAAAGCAGCAAGCGCAACTTGCCAGGGCCGCAACTATAAACAACGAGTTCGGGTCAACCCTGGCCAGCATAGAGCGCATCGGTGGAAACACCAATGTCACAGTTAAAAAGCGCGACATCACCGCTTAGGCGTGACTGATACAGCCCCCGGCACCGCTGTTAGTATGGGCCATACATTAACTTATTCTTGGAGAATCTAAAATGGCACTTTCCACCGCTAAGCAGACGACAGTCGAACGCTTTATGGAGGGCCTTTCTTCTGTCCCTGACAAGTGGAGAAAGGTCGTCGACTTTCGCAATACAGACACATACAGCCTGAAAATCGCTGCGCTCACAGGCGTCGGCGACATTCCAACTTGGAACGGGTCGGTTGGTCTTGACAGCTCCAACAGCGCCGCAATCGACAGCACCGGCGCAACGACAATGACCTATCAGGGCTACGCAATTCAGGTCCAGATTGGAAAATACGATTTGAAGGATATTCCCGAGATTTCCAGCCTGGCCGCGCAGAAGCTAGGACAGGCGGTTGCCGAGAAATATCGCAAGCTTGCGTTCACTCAACTTGCGGGCTTTGCCTCCGACGCGGCTGGCTTTGCCACCGCCGACGGGAAGGCGCTTTCTGACAATACGCATACGCTGGCCGCAGGTGGCACGCGCGACAATCGCCTGGCTGTGGCGCTCAGCCGTGCGAATTTGATGGTTGCAATCAAGCAGCTTCGACAATTCAAAAACTACCAATCTCAGTACACTTCTTTCGCGGACGGGGCGTTGCTGTTGTGCGTCCCGCCTGAATTGGAGCAGACTGCTATTGAAATCGTCCACTCCGGCTTTAACGGCGGAGGCGACGACGGGATGCAGGTCAACGCGGTATCCCTGTTTAACGTTGAGGTTGTCGTCGACCCATATATGACGGATGCCAATGACTGGGTCCTGATGACGGCTGACACCGCATCGAGCCCAATCAAGTTCTGGGAGCGTAGCGCGCCGGCCTTCAGTCTATCTGAAATGGATCTCGACACACGTGAACTTCTCATGACTGTCGATTTCGCCGTAGCTACTGCGAACGGGCCTCAGCCCGACGGATTTATCGGGGCGTCGGTGGCTTAATGTGGCCGAGGAACTACTTGAAGATCAAGCGGCTAGTTTAACGCTAGTCCCTATCGGCTTGGGTGCGCGCCCGGCTTCCGCGACTGTTGAGTTTCGGAAGCCGGGCTCCACCGCCGCCGCGCAGTCTGGGTCCGCCACGATTGGCGGTTGGTCCACCACAGTCGCCGTCCTCTCAAACCAGACGCAGTTCACGGTCGCAAGCGCGGCCAACCTTGCGCAGGGCTTGCGGGTTTGGATTGTTGCGTCTGACGGGTGGCAAGGACCGGCCCTGATATCAGAGATCGACGGGACATCTGTGACGCTGGAAAGCGCCTTGCCTGGCACGCTTGCCACAAGCGACACGATATACCCATACGAAATGACTTTTAGCTTGAGCGCTGCAACCACAGCGACACGCGATTTGAATTACAAGGCGCTTTGGTCCGTTACAGATGCCGACGGCGTGGTGACCATTCACCAACAAATCTACCACGTGGTCCGGACGCAGTTCTACCCGGCGGTCACAAGCGCGCAAGCTGCGCGATATCTGACCAAACAATATCCCGGCGTCGCTGCACAATTCACCGCCGGCCATTATGAGGAAATCGCCAAGCGCGCATCCGACCGGGTTCGGTCACGCATACAAGGCGCGGGCGCTTATCCTCATTTAGTTGGGGACCCGTCACACTTTCAGGTTGATTGCGGGATACACTCTTTGCGGCTTGAATGTGCCAGGGAAGGACTTTTCCCGCCTGGCTTCGACCCGTCTGATTATATCAACGACCAAGAACGCGCGCTTGAGCGGTCAATCCATGACTCGCTGCGCGCGATGCAGTGGATTGACAGCGACGACAGCGGCACGGTGGGAGCGGGCGAGGTGAAGAGCACCTTTGCAATTCCCGCAAGCAGGGGCGGTTCAGGGCGTGGGCTGTACCAGCCGCGTCAGCTTAGGGAGCGTTAGAGGTGCGCGCGTCTGAGGTCAGGGCCAAGATTGTCGCCGCCGTCGAGGGCGCGACAGTCGACGACAAGGCAAGTGCCAGCGACGTGTTCACGCACCTTGAGGTCGGCACACGGGAAATCCGGGCCGGCCGCGACCGCTTGTTTGTGGTTGCCGTTGCAAGCGTGCCGCTTAAGGCAAACCAGCTGTTCCCGACGGACAACTACCTTGGCACGTGGGATGTTACTGTGATGTATGCAGACAGCCCACAAATCGAGGACCGCATCTGCAAGGATGTCGAGCGCATGTCACGAGCGCTTGAGCCCCTGCCAAGCCAGAACGCAGACATAAACACGCTTTCGTTGGTTGGCGGACCCATTAGCGAATTTGAGGGCCGCGTGACCGCGACGATTGGTGTGGAAATAAGTTATAGATTAGACTCAAGCGTTTAAGGGAGACTTCACAAATGGCATTTTCAGAATCACGAATAGGGCGCGTATACGTCAAAGAACAAGGCGCTTGGGGAACACCTCAAACGAGCTTCGCGGCCGCCGACGTGGTCGAATGTGAAATCACATATCCAGAGCTTACAAGGGAGGCCGTGTCAACCGACACCGTTCGAGGCGCGTTTCACCACGCGACCCACGTGATGGGCGCCAAGGTTGGAACGTCCATTTCGTTGACAATGCCGCTTCACGGTTGGTCCGCCACAACGCCAGTCGGAAACCCGACCGAGCACGTCGACGCCCTTTTACTGAAGCACGCGCTCGGCGGCTCTAACCAAGCCGGTTACGAAGTTGTCGACACGAGCCAAGATTCGACGACCGTGATTAAATACAACGACGGTTGGGCGCTTGCGAATTGGGCTGGAAACGCACAGCTCCACACGGTGTCCGGCGGGTTTACGGCCGGGTGGGTCACGTCAACTGATTTGACCGGCGATCCCGACACGGCGACGATGCTTAACCAGCTGTCCGCGCAACCGACAAACGAGGGCCAAACGTACGGGTCGAACACCTGCTACTTAACCACCGGTCACCCTGCGGCGGCAACACCGTTGACGGTACAGTGGGAAGGCTCAGACGCCAACGCCGGCATCCGGCTTTCTGACGGTGTTGTTACATCTGCGACCATAACAGCCGGCCCGCGCCAACAACCAACGCTGAGCGTCACAATGACGTTTTTAGACTGGGACAACGTGACCGGCATTGGCAGCCCTGGACAATATGCGCATGCGCTTCCGCAGATGTCCACCCTGTCCGGCGAAAACGGCGCGCGCTTGGTGCTCGGCGCCGACTTAACCGTAGACGCTGCATCGTTTGAAGTGACAATAGAAAGCGAGATGGCCGTCATTGGCAGCCACAGCGGCAACGAGGGCGCAGCTCAATACTACCCAACAAACCGCACCGTCACCGCGAGCATCGTAATCCCGCAAGACGGCGCGCTAACGACATCATCCCCAAGCATAGACCCCGGCGCTGTTCAGCTTGATTTAGCCGGCACCGCCGGAAGCAGCTTGTCAATTCTCATTCCGGAGCCTAGAATCATCGAGCAATCGACCATCGGAGATTCGGAAGGTATCGTGGCTTCCACGCTTTCGTTGGGCTGCGCCGTTATGACAAGCGACGCGTCCGCGGGCGCGGGTGCCGCTGCCAATTCTGTTTTTCGGGTGGCCTTCCTTTGATAAAAACGGATGATAAATGCTACTACTTATTTCAACCGAAGAGACCGAGGACCTTGTGTTCTCTATGGACTCAGCGGTAAAGCTGGCCAACGCAGACAGGGAGCCCGTCCGGGCGCTGTTGAAGCGGGACGCCACGCTAACAAAAGACAGAGCGACGGTGTTTACGGTGCGGCCCATAAAGTCGCGCGAAATGATTCGTGTGATAAACGCGTCGGCTGTCTCCACAACCGAGGGCCTAGTCCGCGCCGCGGAAATCGGAATATGCTCAATCACGGACGCGGTCACAAAGGGCGGGAAAGTGAAATCGGCGGGCACGCCCCAAGAGGTGGACGCGCTTATAGACGAGCTTCCGCACCCGACAATCCTTGCCACAGGCGCCTATCTGATAGAGGCGTCGACGTTGCCATACGACCCCACCGAAGCCAGCGCATAAGGGCTGCTATCTGGCTGGACCATCTGGCTGATTCTTATGGGCTGGCGTGTGCCGGTGGAGACGTTAAAGGCTGCAACGACGACCGCGCAAAATGTAAAGCAAAGGCGGGCCGCTACCTTGGGAAGGATTACAAGTCCTGTCCCGTGCGGCAACTTATAGAAGACGACCGGCTTTTGTTTGTGATGCAGCTTGAGCGAGAAGCGCAGGTGGGGCCGCTCAATAACTGGCCTGACGGATATGCGTCTTGGGTTGTCAGCTTGCTTTTAGAGTTAAAGGCGGCGCGCGCCGACCGCGAACAGGGCGAGCTAAGCGCCATTCGAACCAAAGCCGCAAGGGGTTAAGCTATGCCATCACCGCATCTTTTAATGGAGCTTGACGCCCGAAACAATGCGGGCAAGAAAGTGACGCAGCTGGAAGGCCAGGTGGAGAAGCTGCGGCACGAGCTTAGAAGGCTCGGCGTCACAAGCAAAAGCCAGGAAAGAGCGAACCAGCGGCTTAAGAGGTCCTTCTCCGATATGCACAAAAGCGCAAAGCGTGCGCGCCGCGGGTTTGGCAAAATGAAAGCCGCTGTCGTTGGCTTGGGCGCGGTGTTCGCCGGCGGCATTATGGTCGAGGGCATAAAGGACGCGTCGGCGTTTCAGGCTAAGCTTAACAGTCTCGGCCCCGACATTGACGCAACGCGTCAGCGGTTGTTGGAGCTGCAAAAGCTGACCGGCCACACCTTCAGCCTGGACGCTTTGGTGCGCGCTGAAAGTATGATTCGTGCGTTTGGGTTACAGGACGAGCTAAAGCTGACGCCCAAGCTGTTAGATGTCATCACATCCAAAGCCGCCAAGATGGGCAAAACAACCGACGAAGCAATGAATTCAATGATTGTTGCCCTCGCTCGAAGTTCCAGCAAGTGGCTTGACAATCTTGGAATTATTGTAAAGGGAAGGGCCGCGAACGAGGCGTATAAGAAAAGCCTTGGCGACGTCAATATGAAGTTGACGGACCAGCAAAAGACAATCGCCTTTGTCCGGGCTGCGCTTAAGAAAATGAACGAAGACACCGGCGAAGTTTCGGAGTCATACAAGGTCGCGGCGCAAATGAGCGCCAAGCTTGATGACGCTGTGATGGCGCTTAAGGAAACGCTTGTACCTTTGGCGCCTATGCTGGTGACAGCCATCGAGGGGTTCGCGCAGCTTGTTGTCGGCATTGGCCACTTCACCAACGCGATGCTTCAAGCGTTCGACCTGCAAGACACCGAGACAGAAAGGGCAATAAAGGAAACGGGCGCGCACGAGATAACCATCGAGCAAATAGGCACCCGCGCGTTGCTTGAGCGGGAGCTTCACCGCCGGGGCATTGCCAATATAGAAGAGTTCCACGGGCTAAATATAAAAGTTCAAAGGAGCATACAAAGGGCCGCGGCCGACACAAGCTATTTGAAAACGGACACCTATATGTCCGAAAATAGGCTAAGCAAGGCGAACCATCGCCGAATCGTCTTGCAGCTCGGCAAAGAAGCGCGCGACAGACAGGTGCATCACGCGGACCGCCTAAAGCAAATAAAGGAAGATCGCGACGCGCAGGCCGCCGCCTCTTCTTGGTTTGGTATGGAGGTCGGCGGGGCCGGCGGTGGCACCAAGCCACCCAAAGCGATTGGGCCAACCCGCGCCGAGCGAAAGCTGAATCTGGAAATTCTGGACTTACAGCTGTTGAAGGTACAAGCCCTTTCGGGCGCTGAGAAAATGTACATCCAGCATCAGATTCAACAGCTTGAGCTACAGAAGGAGCGCGTGGACAGACAGCGCGATGCGAATGGCGTTTTAGAGGCAAAGCAAGTTCTTCTTGACGCGACGCAGGTGGCGGAAATCACCACCGCCGAGACCAAGAAGCAGCTCGACGATGACGAGGCAAGCCGCAAGGATAGCGCCGCAAAGGCTGAGGTCATAAACAAACGCGCAGCCCACGCGCTTGATTTACAGATTGCAGACGTGGAAACACGGCTTGCAGGCGCTCGCACCGACGAACACCGGATAGCCCTTGAGCGGCAAATCGCAGACCTTGAGATACAGAAGGAGCGCATAGGTGCAACAAAGGAAGAGATTCAGCTAATCGAAAAAAAGATCGAAGCGCTTAAAGCTGGCCGCAGCGTTGAGGACCAAGAAAGGGAGGCGTCCGCGATGGAGTCTTTCGCCGAGGGCCTAAGCAGCGCTTCGCAAAATATGTCAGCGATGAGCCCCGGCCTTGCTGAACTTACCAAGCAAATGGTCGCAATCTCGACAGTTATGGGCAACACGGAATCAACCGCGGGCGATGTTGCAACGGCGACCATCAAGGGCGTCGGCACGGCCGCCGCGGCCTTCGTGGATGGCGAGCAAGAAAAGGCGACCATCATGTCGCTTATGGAGTTCGCGCAAGCCGCAGCGAATTGGTGGAACCCACCCGCGGCCATTGCGCACACCATCGCGGGCGGCATGTTCGCGGGCATAGCCGCCGGTGCCGGTGGTGGCGGTGGTGCAGCGAAAAAACCGGTGGCTCGCCCCGGCGGCGGCGGTGGTGGTGGAGGCGGTAGCGTCACCGTCAACTTCGGGTCCGGGATTGTCCTTGGCACGCCCCAAGACGTTGGTCGGGCGGTGTATCAAGCGACGGGCTCAGTGGAAAAAACGGGCATGCAAAGCGGGGCGGTATAATGGCTGACGCGCATATATCGGGATTCGCCAAGGTGCAAGCCGGCTGGACGGGCACGCTAACAGCCACAGTCGGTGCCGCCTCCGTTGCTGTGACGCCTGCGTCTATGCGCGACGGCTATGAAAGCGCGGCTTCTGTTGTGCTGCGCTTGGTGCGTGACTGCACGGAACAGTTGGGCGGCACGTGGGCCGCGTACCCCAACGCGAACGGGACGATAACGGTGGAGTCTAGCCTTTCTTTTAGCCTGGCCGGGACATCGCTCACAGCTACGCGGACAGGGCTGGCAACGTATTCCGCAGCATATACCCACACGGGAACAGCACACCCGAACGGGGTGTACCCGTCGGCGCTTTCGTTCGATGGGCAACCTAACACACGGCGCGCAGCTCGGGTTTCGTCTGACGGGTCGGTTGGGCTTCCGTCTATATGGGATGCCACGGGCCACGCCGCAAACATCGTCGACACGTGGGCGAGCGTGCGCAGCGCCGAAGCAAGCCTGTTGCCAGAAGGCGGCCTATTGACGGCCGACTTGTGGTGTTCTGATTTTATGTGCGGCCGGTTTGTGATAACAGGCTTAAGCGTCAGCCCGTCGACGCGCGATATGGGACATTGGTCGATTGATTTAACACTTAAGGCCACAGCTTGAGCCAAAGCACAATCACAGCACCGCCGCCCGGCGGTTTCCTATACGCCTGGATTGACAGCGGCGTGCCAGGCGCGCGAACTGTTACGCGGCCAGGCGGCGCCGAAATAACGGCGGCCGAAAACCACCTGCATTTTGTGGACTGGCAAAAGCTAATCCATAACGCCGTATTCGCGGACCACGGGTCGACGTTTACGTTCGACACGGCGACCGGCCTTGCGTCATTTGTGGCGAATGTCGCTGGCGATTATAAGTTCGACCGTTGTGGCGATTTGTGCGGCTTGGCGCACCAAACAAATGTCGCCCGCACCTTCGCGGAGGACGAGCGCCTGGACAGCTTCTATGTTCCACGCGGCGCGATCTGGTTGATGGGCGCGGAGTATGAGGAAATCGAGCTGGCCAGGGAAGTTCAGTTCGACCAATTCCGATGGCGTCGCGGTTACGGATATTCGTGGGGCGGCGCTAGGATTTACAGGTGGCGCCTGACTATGCACAAGGACGCGCTGGACTCTTTCGATGCGGGTTGGTGTGCGACGGGAAAGGTGACTCTTCAGATGGCCAACGCCACAGCCATCGCCGACAGCGGCACCGGCTACACCGGAAGCCTGACCGGATACGTCGTTGGGGTGCAGTCCCAGCGGTGGCTTGGGCCGGCCCGCGATGTGGCCGAGGTTGAACTTCTTATCGTTGGGGCGGACTAATGGCGACAAGCTTTAACACGTGCTTGAAGCGCGGCTGTCACGTTGTGTACGCCCTTGAAATCGAGGGCATCCCGTTCTTGTTTGTGGAAAAGCACGTGCGCCGCGTGACCGCTGAATCAAACGCGGCGTCGCCGGGGTTTATCGACGGATACGGTGGCGCAACGGTTGCCGGCCTTATTATTGACGGTCAAAAAATAGGCGAAGAAATAGACAGGAAAAAGGGCGTGAGCCGAGCGCGGTCTTTAGACTTCAAGCTTGCGTACGCGCCATTAGAAGACGCCGGCGTTATAGACAACCTTTTCCAAAAGCCGAGCTTCCTAAGCCCTGTCGCAGCCGACATCGACACGGGCGCCACAAGCTTCACCGTCACAGCTGTTGGCGGCGGCTGGCCAAACCCGGCCGGCATCTATGTTGGGAATGAATATATATACGCGACAGGCGTGGCGCACAGCGAGCCAACGACAACGTTCTCATCTTTTACGCGGGGCGCTTGGGGACCAAAGTATGACCACGACGCCGGCGGGTTTACGGCCTCAAGGTTTGCGACTGACCGCCCGAATATCTGGCGCGGGCGCATGGCGACGCTTTGGGAATGCGTTGTAAACCAAGAGGGGCGCGCGCTTTTTGACACGTGGAAGACTGGCGATTATTGCAGGCAAGCATGGAAGGGCACGCTTGACGCAAGCCCTGTTCCCGGCCAGGTGGGTTTCGAGTTTAGCGCGCAAGCGCTGGTCAGAAAGCTAACACAGAAAATCGGGTTCACCGGCGATTGGCGCATAATGTGGAACGAACTTGGACACTCGTTCACCGAAATAGTGGAAAGCCCCACCGCCGACCCCAACTTCCAATCGTGGCAGGGCGTGACCCTTGGGCTGTACGATCCAGGCGATGGAAGCATGGCAGTCGATTTTCATATACTACTTGACGACGGCACAGACGAGTCCGTGACCGTTAGCAACTCGACCGCGCGCGCATACGCAAGCGTCGGTCATTGGGCGGGCGATATAGCCGCCGGCTTGGTTAGCCAACTATCAAGCGACCTAGAAAACGCCAAGTCGTACACGTCATCCAGCCAGGCTTTTTTCTTGTTTGACGTGACGGACCAAGCCTCCGGGACACAGCTCAAATCTGAATCAACGGCGTCTGTCACAGGCGGAACGGCGCCGTACTTTTTGCGCGCCAACCAATACGCATACCCAAAATATTCGACCGACATAGCGACCGTCGGTGGTGCCGAGACGCCAATGAATCATTTCAGGCTTGAAACGTCTTGGGATTGGGCCTCTTATGACGTGTTCCCTTGGTTGCTTGTGGTTAATGACCAAAGCTCAACGCTTCAAGATTACACGCTACCCGCCACCGGGTACGCCATAGCCGAAGCCGACGGAGAAAAAGAGCTGTTCAAGTTTGCCAACGGCGCGGACGTTGCAGCGTATCCAGGCGCGAAAGCGATTAAAGTTGTGCAGCGTGCAATCAGCGGGACGCCGGTAAACCTTGCGAAGTACGGCGTCACGATTAAAGTTGTAGCCGGCACGCAGGGCGACCTAAAAAGCTGCGCTTTGACTATGCTGGAATCCAGCGGCACAGCCACCCGCGGCGACTTTGACACCCTTGGGCTTGGTATGGGCTACGCCATAGACGACGGCCACATCAGCGAGGCCGACTTCGGCACGTCGGTTGCAATGTACGCGGACCGCGAGCTTGTCGCAGCTGACGACGGGACCGTATCTTTCGAGGGCCTTTTCGGCGGCTGGTATACAATGTCAGGCACGTGCGTTGCGCAGCGCCGCAATTCAAGCGGGGTCATCCAGCTACGGCCTGTCCGTCATGAAGTGTACGCGCTGAGCGCTCGTGACCCGGCTGTTGTAAGTATAAGCGCGTCAGACATTTTGCTTAAAGGCGTGTCCCCTTTGGAGGTGGTGGAAGCCCCGAACGTCGTGATGGTTGGGACAAAGTCTATGGCCAACGACGCGGCCTATGACGTGACCGTGCGATCTGTTCCCGAGATTGTCCGCGAGGGCGTGCGCGCTTGGGACATAAAGTGCCCACATATGGACGCTCAAGACGCATACAATGCGGCGCAACGGGCGATTGTGTTGGGCGCTGGACAGTATGCGATAACCCTAACACTCGGCCCGTGGGTTGATGTGCAGGTGGGCGACCCGTGTATTTTGGCGCTAGGCAACCACCGCGGGACATTTGACTTTGATGACGGGACCGTCGGTATGACCTCAGCCTTTGCGCGCTGTATGGGTGTTGAGCGGGACCTTGAAACCTTGGAGCAAAAGTGTCGCTTTTTGCTGTATGGGAACAGCATCCACCCGTCGCTGTATTGCCCAACAGCCACCGTCACCGCGCACAGCGGGGCCGTCGTGACGCTTGACACAGGCGAAGGCGCTTGGTTTGCAGCAACGGAAACGGTTCGCCTATACAATCCAGGGCGAGAAGAGCTAGGGACGCCGGAATATTCTGACATAGTTATAAACAGCATCAGCGGTGACGCGCTGACGCTGGCGTCCTCGGCCCCTGCGTGGGTTGCAAACAACACCACACGCGCAACGTTTCCAACGTACGCAAGCGCGAGCGCAGGCCAGCGCGGGTTCTTTTTCTTTAAATCTGATTATAGGTGGAATTGATGTCGTGGGCCTCGACAGATTTAGCGAACTTCATGCACGGCATCACCGCCGACCAGCAATACGCGAACGTCCAGGCGAATCACGCCTGGCTGTACGGCTATTATGATTCGACACTTGCCGTTGGCCTTGGCCTCAGCGCCAGCGTCGGCGCTACAAGCGCGACAGATTTGTTCAAGATATGGCTTCCGAAAAACCTAGACAACAACCCAATCAACGTCACAGTCCGCGCAAGCATGCAGGGGTCCGCCGCAAGCTATGGCGTCATCACTGTAAAGGAAACCACAACCGCCACGGCTGCGTCTGCTAATGTTCTGCAAACCACGCAAGACGACACAGAGCTTGCCAACCCTTTCACGCTTGTATCCTTGACGCCCACTGGAAGCGCTGACGGGCGGGAAATAGTTATACAGGCAAAGGTGAACAACGGCGCCGACACCTGCACCGTTCACGGGATATTTGCAGAAATAGGCGGCTCGGGTTCTGCGTCCACCAAGGGCGTCAAAACTAGCGGCTTCCGCACCACGGGGTCCACGCTGGTTTATGCCGCGAGCAACGCCATTGACACAGAGCATATGGAAACGCTCGTCAACGGCCCGGCCCAGATAGCCAAAGACAGACCGGTGTGTATATTGAGCCACCTTGGGGACGTTAGCCGGACCCCGGCGTACACGACGACGGGCGCGACATATGAGTTAATCACGACGGGGATTTTACGCTGTCCCGATAACGTTGCAGGCGGGCGCGTCTATAAAATATATGCGAACCTTGAGGGCATTGGTGGTGCGACCCCATCAATGAAGTTAGAGGTGGCCGGCCTGGACGGATCTATAACGCTCAGCGGCACGGGCTGGCAATCGGCCACGTTCACGGCTACGCCGTCGGTCAGCTTGTTTAGGTTATACCTAAAGCGCACCGGCGGAAGCCGTGCCAACCTTCGCACAATACAGATTTTCAGGCACCAATAATGGCCCGCAACGCATACAACACCCGACATCCTGCGCTTGATTTGCTGACGGACCGTAGCATTCCCAGCGGTAGCCCGGCGGTGATTACAGACTTAATCGAGGCCGACATCCATCAGTGGGCTTTGTTCTTTAGGTGGGGAAACCCGCCGTTGTGGATAATGTGCAACCTCACGAACACCGAAGCGACCATCGAGTATGTCAGCCCCGCCGGCGTTGAGTTTGCCACGGTTGGGATCATGATGGCCGGCGATGGCGGCTTTGTTGTTGACAGCACAAGCGGCGCCAACGTGCACAAAAAGTCCGGCGAGGTTGTTATAACACACGACAAGGACACCAACGGGACGCAGCTGTCCGTCCGCACAAAGCCCAAGGACTTGACGGCCAGCTATACAGGCGCCGAGCATGCAGAATATCACGTGACCGACCTGTGGTATGGAGATTCGGAAACGGCCTTAAAAACAGACCGCAAGCTACGCATCGAGGACAACACAAACAATTCAACAAAGGTTGCGCGGACTTTGCGTATTGCTGTTCCCTCGACGGTTAAAGTGTACGGGCTTCTTATTGATCCCATCCATCGCAACATTTGACCGTGACGCGGCACCCCGTGCGCTGATACCATTTGAACGAATTAAGGAGAAAGCCCAATGAACGCAGTCGAGATTTCCCAAGATGGTACAACAGCCCCGGCCGGCGTGATGACACTTAATACATCGACGGTTGGCTGGAAGGTTGTTGACTTTGCTCAACACCAAGTTCAAATCAGTGGACTTGCGGGCGGCGAGACGGCAACGCTTTACACCATTTCACCCGAGTCCAGATCGGGCCAATGGGTGAAGGTTCAAGAGGTGCTCGGCACAGACGCCGCGACACATATGATTGTCCTGACGCCTGACTCCGGTCGTCATGCAAATCTGAAAATCGAATTTTCTAACACGTCGGGGTCTGCGCTTGTGGTGCTTGGCTCACACTATAGCGCGGCGCACCGCTTTGCGATCTAGGGGACACTATGGGCTACCACATCATCGGCGCCGATTTAACTGAAGTCACGTTTCTTGATCAAGGCACGACCGTTGTCCTCGAAGATATCGGTGACAAGCTAGGCGTCGGAACAGACACACCGACGGCGCGGCTTCACGTTGTTGGCATCGGCGGCGAAACGGAGACAGCAATCTTCTACCACTCCGCCGCGATCTATGGAGCGGGAAACCCGTTTCTTCATTTGTCATACGGTGGCACGTCCACGCTCGACGTGTACAGCGACGGCGCGGATGACTTTGTCGTAAAGGCAAACAACCAAGACCTTCACGTTGACACAATCGCGGGCAAGGATTTACTTTTACAAGAGTCCGGCGGGGATGTCGGCATTGGCACGACAACGCCTGACGCAACGCTTGAAGTCGTAGGATCCGGCGGCGAAACAGATACCGTACGGCTCTATCACTCCGCGGCTGTATACAACGCAGGAAACCCCTTCCTCCATATGTCGTACGCCGCCGCGTCCACGCTGAGCGTTTACAGCGACGGCGGGAATGACTTTGTCGTAAAGGCAAACCAGAACGACCTTCACGTCGACACGGTGGCCAGCAAGAATCTATTGCTCCAAGAATCCGGCGGGAATGTCGGCATTGGCTTTGACGCCCCGACGCAGGCGTTGCACGTGAAGAGCGCCACAAGCGCGGAGCCGGTCGTGCTGATTGAGAATGCGAATGCTGACGGGCTGACCGGCACGATGCGTTTTTACAAAAACACAGCTTCTCCGGCGGTGGCCGACCAGATTGGGCTTTTCAAGTTCGTAGGAAAAGACGCAGCTGGTGACGATGCCGAGATGGCTTTCATCGTTTGCAAATCAGAGTCGGTGACAGACAGCGACTTTGAGGGCGGCCTTCACTTTGGCGTGGCTTCCGCCGGAGCAAACGCGGTGTCGACTCTTTCGCTTATTGGTCAGGGGACTGCCAAGACAACCTACGCCGTTTTCGGGGATCCTTGGGAAGGCGCCACCAACACAAAGGTCGGCATCGGAGACGCCGCGCCTGGCACGCCGCTACAGATCACGGACACCGCGCCCTATGTCACCTTGAAAAACTCGACCGCCGAAAATACCGCGGCCGGTTGCGAGTCCAAGATTCTCTTTGAAGACCACGGTGACAACGCGCTTGGACAGATTGAGGTCAGCCACGTTGGGACATCCGACGATGAGAAAGGCCAGCTGGTCATCTCAACGAACAACGATTCAGGATTACAGGCTGCGGTGACAATCAGCGAGGCACAAAATGTCACGGTCGCTGGGACAGTCACCACGACCGCAGTCTACGTCAACAACGGGTCCGGCAACGACGCGGCCTTGGTGCTCGGCGACGGGACGACGAATTATTGGCAGGTGATGTATGACGCCGCCAACGCAGACGCCGCGCATCGGTTTATCATTTATGACTCAGCCAGCCCGGCCGTCGAAAGCCCGTTTGTTATTGAACAAGGGGCGCCGGCTGATTCGGTGTATATGGATTCGACAGGCGTGGGCATTGGGACCGGCGCACCGGCTACCACCCTGCACGTCAAAGGTGACTTGACCGTCGAGGCCGGAAGCGGCACCGACCGCATGATTAAATTCGACGGCGATGCGCAGGATTATCGTGTCGGCATCGACGACGGGACGGACACGCTTGAGATCGGCAACGGGACCACGATGGGTGCATCGACCGCCCTTGGCATCACCAGCGCAGGACAAATCGGACAGCACCGATACAGCGCGAACCGCGCAGTGCACGGCGGCGTCGGCGGTGGCAGCGCGATAAACTCTTATAGCATTCTAACAACTGACAGCATGATCTTTGCGGACGACACAAGCAACAACGCGAAGACACTGACGTTTCCCGTGGCAACCGCGGAGATGGACGGACAGGTTTGGTACATCAAGGACATCGACAACGCGTCCACGAATAATATCACGCTCGCAGTCGCGTCGGGTGATTACATGGAGAACACCGAAAACGGGACCTACGTTATAAACAGCCAGCGCGGCGGCGTGATGGTTGTTTGCCGTTGGGTTTCCAATATAACCGACGGCAAATTCTATGTCGTGAACAAGTTCTAGCCACAGGTTCCGGGGCTCTATAAATGAAAATCACCGCGAATTTTTCCCTGGATGAATTCACCTGCAAGGACGGCGCACCCGTGCCGGATACTTGCCTACCTGACGCGCAAGCCTTAATCCTTTGCCTCGAAAGAATCCGGGCTGCGCTTGGTGCGCCTGTGCGAATTGTCTCGGGATATAGAACACCGGCGTACAACGAACGATGCGGCGGCTCAAAAAAGTCGCAGCACCTAGAAGCCAAGGCGGCCGACATAACCGTTGAGGGCGTAGACCCGGAAGCTGTACACGAAAAGGTTTTAGAGCTTATAGACGCCGGCGAGATTCTAGAAGGCGGCGTGGGCTACTACGCCAACCGGTTTGTCCACTACGACATCCGGGGCACGCGCGCCAGGTGGGCCGGTTAATGGGAAGCGAACAGATTATACAAGTCGCGGTCACAGTTGGGTCCGTCTTAGCCGTTACCGTGCCCGCCCTGATAAAACTTGGCATCAAGTTCCAGGCAATCCAAGGCGAGATTTCCGGGATGCGGCTACAAATGGCCGCAATGGAAAAGGGCTTGCAGGAACTCAAGGTCGACCTAGCCAGCACCGGCAACGCCAGAAAAGAGATATGGTCTGAAATAAATAACATAAGAGAACGAACGACCCGGCTGAGCACAATCGCACAGCTGAAGGGGGAAAAGTGCCAAACCAAGTGACGATAACCAAAACCAGAACTAAAGAAATAAACCCCGACTTGAGCCAGACCATCAAGGTGGTGACGCAGACCAGCAAGGAAACCCCGGCTGCCAAGCCAATCGCCGACCACGGCGTAAACGTCCAGGCATACGGATTGCTCGTCGCAATCACGGCCGTCTGTGCTTGGGGTTTTGTCGAGGTTTTTAAAGAGTTCATCAAGGCACGCCTCAAACTCAAGGGACAGTCTAAGCCTTGGTATTATTTGACGCTCGTCCGGGGACTTGCTGTCGCTGTTGGTGGCGGGTGCGGCTTCCTGCTTGCCGACAACTTCGGGGCGGGCACGCCCGTTGCTGTGCTTGTTGGTTGCGCAGGCGGTGCGCTTTCAAGCGTTGTTGTCAAGCTGATTAAAGCTAAGCTTGCCAAGGCCGCGGCCGACATCAAGCCGAAATGAAAACGCTCAGAAAGGTTCCCGTGCTTGGCTGGCTGATAGGCGCCCTCGCAGCCTTGGCCGCTGTTGCTTGGTGGCTTTGGCGGCGACTGTCTATAGCGCAAGCGCGCATCCGCGTAGACGCCAAGCTGCGCAAAGCAAAGGCGATGAACGGCAGGGCCGCGGCTGCAATAGTGGCAGGCCACACAGAGCGCGGCCGAGAACTTGCGATAGAGTCTGAAAAAAGGACGGTTTTTTATGCGAAAAAACGTGCGGACATACGGTCAAAGGCGGCTAACCTTGGGGGATTATCTCAAGCGGTCAACGCGTCTTTTGATCCCGGCGATTAGCCTGGCCTGTATATGGAGCGCTTTCACGTGCGGCCCCGCCGCAGAAGCCCAAGAGTGCACGCAAGCGCACCCCGCAGAAGCTAACGCGCCCGCGCCTTGTACCGGCATTCTATGGCCCCGGCTTTGGACAGTGCATGCGATAGAATGCGTTGACGTGGACCTACCCGCCGCAACCACAGGCCGCGACACAGCTCGCGCCTTGCTCGTCAGCTGCGACAAAACGCTGATTGATTTGCAGAACGTGCACCGCTCGACCATCGCTGACATGGAGCAAATCGCAAGGGAGGCCGCAGGTCTTAACGACAAACCGTGGTATAAGGCCCCGGCCTTTTGGTTTGGGCTTGGGCTTGCAGGCGGTGCAGGGCTTGTCATATGGGCGACTTCGATGTAGTATTGCGAAAGGCATCCCTCCACAGGCCGCCCTTCCCTTTGCCGCGGGCGCACCGACACGCCCGCGGCTTTTTTGAAACCCTTGTAACCGGCACCGCGCGCAACAGCTGCGAAATACTGTGTTGCACACGTTACAAACCAGCCTCTTTCCAGCGCTGACCAACGCACCGCGCGCGCCCGGTGTAGGCTGTGTAGGTTTAACCCAAAGAATCACCCGCGCGACGCTTGCAACAAACGCAACAAAGTGGTATCATCGAAGTATATTAAAGAGGAAGCAAACAATGACAAACCGCGCTACTAAACTATCGCTTGCCCCGGACGGCCCGTTGGCGGATGTTCTTTCCGACCTTTCGGGATATTGCCGCAACCACGCTGACCTTTCGGACTGGTTTTCATACCGGATCAATGACGCTGTGGAATATGCGGGCTTTACCGTGGTGCGGGCGACCGCGAGCGCCCACCGATTCCGCAAGGGCGGAAAGAGCTTTACAGAGGAAAAGGCTATTTCGATGGTGCTTAAGGGCGAGCAACTTGTTTGCTTCCGCCGCGCAGGCCGCCCGCGGTTGGTGTTTAACCGGGACGAATACGCGGCGGCACAGGCGCATTTCCAAATCTAACCGCGCGACACTTGCAACAAACGCAACAAAGTGGTATCATCAAGATGAGGAAATGAGGAAGCAAACGATGACAACACATATAAAAAACGCGATTGAGGTTGGCCCTATCATTAGGCGCTCGCCTGCACGTTGCGGGCATTGTTCCGACGAGCATTCCAAGGGCATTGTCTACATTAGAATGATTGACCGCGAGCGGTCACGCCATTGCATGAACTGCGACCGCGTGGAACCTGCAACGCCCGTGCGCCTTAGCAAAGAAGACCGCCGGCTAAGGCGGCTTATTGAAAACCTTATTGGCGAGAAAGTTTAAATACGCAAAAGGAGCACAACCCATGACACTACACCGATGCACCACGTGCAACAAAACCTTCACCGCTCTAGATTTCGAGCACAACCACCCCTGCGTGGACGAGGCTGACAAGCTTTCAATGGGAGAGTTAGAGCGCAGGATTAAAGCAAAAGAACGCCAAGGGAAAACAGAAGATGCCACCTGCTTTGAATGCGGACACACGCAAGCAGCGCCGAGCCCGTGCGGCAAGTGCGGCGGCTCGTGCGAAACACAAACCACCACCCACCCGAGGAAGCAAACCAATGGTTGAAAGCGTTACAAACCTACACGATGGCGCAACGCGCCAGGCATACTTCGAAAACCACGACCAAGCCGATGGGTTTATTGCGGGCCTGAAACAGGTTATGCGCGGCCCTTATCGCGTGGCCGTGTTGAGCCAGACATATGTCACGCGCTATGGCCGCGAAACGATTGAATTGTTGTACCATGTCGCAGCTGTGCCCGCTGGCCAGCGGGCCGCCAACGGGGGACAAGATGTCGTATAAAGGCGAGATAGCGAAGTGGGCTGGCTTTAAGCTAACCGAATCCAAAAGCAAAACGAAAACAAAATGCCCGCGGTGCCGCACTTGCATGCACCGCGGCGTTGGGCACCCGCTTGAAGGCGGCGAGCCCGTAAAGATGCGCCACTGCACCGCGTGTTTTTATACGGTGCGCACGCGCACACGGGACCGCAACTCGCCCGCCGCGCAGGCCGCGCAGTCGCGCCGGTTGGACGAGTTTATGGTGGCTGTACTTCGGTCCGGGGGCTTGGTATGAGTTCACAAAAGAGGCTAACCGTGAAAGGGCTCAACGAGAAACACGGGCCGGAGTTTGAGGTGTACGCCACAGGCGGCACACGCGGAAACGTGTGGGCGGTCCGGCACCACCCATCAGGACAGCGCACCCACGGGCTAATAGACACGCTTGATACCGCGCAGTGGGTGATAGAATTTTGCCGGCTGGACACGTGCCATTGGCGCGTTTGCACCACCAACAAAGGGGAACCAGATGTTTGATGAAGATAGATCCTACAAGTTCAAGGCGCGCTATGATCAAAACGGTAGCGGCGCGCGTGTGACGGATTGCTGCGGCGCATACAGCAAGTATTTTGAAGGGGCGCTGTGTTGCAAGGTTTGTTTCCGGCCTGTGCCAGCTGGCCAGGGCGACGGCGGCGAGCGTGGCGACCAATGGGAGATGCACGCGGTGCACCGTGGCCGGCGCGTGATGCTTGTGGCGTACGCGGCCGACGAGGAAGACGCGCTTAACTTGATGCGCCTCTATCGGCGCGGATGCGTGGGCGTGTACGCCAGCAAGATGAAGCGGGACGCGTACATTGTAAATCATAACCAATAGGTGACACGATGCCACAACTACATCAATCAATCCCAGCCGTTGCGAAAGCCATAGGCGTATCACGACAAACGCTTTGGCGTTGGGTTACGGATGGGACGGTGGCGGCTGTGCGGTTTACCCCGCGCGGCCGGTTACACATCCCGCCTGACGAAGTGGAGCGCCTTTTACGAAAGGCGGGTATGCTGCGAAGCGACAGGCGCCAAGCAGAATAATCTAGCAGAAATAGAGGAAGCAAAATGAATAGAAGTATCGACGCCGTATTGTGCGAAATGAGGCCGGACGAATGCGTCTGTGTTATCAAAAACAAACGCCGCAGCCCAAACCGGAACGGCATGTTTATATGCGAAGCGCGGTGCGTTGCGTGTGGGCATGAACAGACGCTGACCTTTGGCGGGTGGGTTGCCTCGTCGTGCCTGCAATGTGAGCGCATGATGTGGCGTTTGCCATACATGAAGAAGCCCGTATATGAGGCGATTTTCGGACACGGGTTTGACCAAGGCGTGATGTTTGCGCTTGAGACAATGGCGGTTGACGATGTCGGTTGATGAATTTAAAAGGTTCCACGCTGCGGCCCAAGTAGCCGCACCGGTGGAGATAACACAAAGGCGAGCGCTTGAGATAGAGGCGCAAGCGAAGCAGCTGCAAAAGGCGGCCAACACCTGCGGCCCGTGGGTGGACTGGCTTTGGCGGGCGGTGGAGCCCGGCGAGATGCGTTTCATAATGGACAGCCCTGGCCGCAGCGACATCGACGCCTTGTACCGGTTGCAGGAATTTAAAGGGGGAAAAAATGCCAAAATATAAACACACCATTCACTTTATCGCGACGCACAGCGTTGATGTCGTGGTGGATGCGCCAACCGAATCGGCTGCGCGTCTTGCGCTCGGCTTGTGCAGCTCTGAATTCGGCGCTTGCACCAACGACCACGCGCCAAGAATAGACCTATCGCTTGAAACGATTGACGCGATGAAGGCGTATGAGACGCCAACCTGGCACCCGAGCGACGCGGTGTCCCACCAATACCAGATAAACGAGGGCGACGATCCTGACATAGGCGCCACCCGCCGGTTCAAGGTTGACGAAACAGGGAAGGATCTCGCCCACACCAACACGACCGGCAAGTATAGCCAAAAGCGGTACCGGTGCACGCTTTGGGATTGCGGCGTTGAATACACCACAGGGACAAACCACTACGGCGACATCTATGGCCCGTGCCCAGAATGCAAAATGCTAACAGGCGAGCGCGCGCACCGCTCTGTATGCATCGAGCCCTTGCCCGCCGGTTGGGAACGCCCGCAGCCGTGGAAGCGCGTTTTGATAAAGGAGATTACCGATGGAAGCGCCTAAAGAGTGGAAGCAATGTGACTGCAACTGTTGCCGGGCTTGCGAGTCTGGATTCAACGATGCAAACCTGAAAATCCCGCTTGACGCGTGGGCTAACGACACGCCACATATAAACCTAAACTTGGATGACCCCGATGTTGATGCCGCGATGCATAGGTGGGGCGGCTCCACCCTATTGAGGATCACTATTTTTCAAGGCGGAAAAAAGATTCATTGCTTTGTCAGCGCCCGCGTGTCTGGCGACAGTAGGGCCGGAAACACCAAGGGCGCCCACCTGCGCATGGAAGTACGGCGACGCAACACAGACACGACGCGCAGGCTGCACGCGATGCCGTGGGATGACATTAACCCAAAGGAGGACACCGATGCGTCCTAAGTATCAAACCTTTTACAGCGTTGAACAGGTGCCGGCGCGCTTTGACTTGGTGGAGATTAAGCACGACGGGATGTGGTGCGTGTGTTATGTGGACGCCAAAGGCGGCGCCAAGCTATACAACCGCCGCGGCTTGCTGCATTGCGAGCGCAAAATTAAGGGCTGGAAGCCCGGTATGGGCAAGGCGATAATCGTTGGCGAGCTTATGGTCGGCACCCCGCGCAGCTGCTCAAGCAATACGCACAACACCTTTATCGTCTTTGATTGTCTCTATGCGTATCACAGCGACCTATCAAGCCGCCCGCTAAAGTCTCGAAAGGTATGCTTGGGGCGCATTGTGTCGGATGTGGTGCCGCCGCTCGGCGGGGCGTGGATGCGGCAAAGCATAACGTTCCCCCGCGCCGATGCCCGCCGCCTTTGGGACTGGCCTGTTATGGCTGGCAACCATGAAGGGCTTGTCTTTAAATGTTCCATCGATTATTTTGGCGACAGTTGGGCGCGGGTTAAGAAAACCGTGACGCAGGATTATATCCTGATGGGCGTGGTGCCGCGCAAGCAGGGGCGGTTGACGCTTGTTGGCGGCCTGTTAAAAGACGGCGAGCTTAGCGAATGCGTCCGTGTGTACACAAACGTTCCGCCGGGCTTGGAGGCTGAGCCAGGCCAGGTGTTCGAGGCGTCGGGAAACCAGCTGTTCCAAAGCGGTGCGCTTCGGCACCCGCGATTCGAGCGCATGCGCCCAAACAAAAAACCAAACGACTGCATTTTAAAGGGGAACGGGAATGAGATCTATTGAAAACCTAGACAGGACGAGCAGCCTTGGAGGCACCGACATCGCCGGGATATTGGGCTTGCACCAATACAAGTCCGCGCTGGATGTATGGATGGAGAAAAGCCAAAAGGTTGTCCCTGTGGTGGACAATCACTTTGTGGAGTGGGGCCTCAGATTGGAGGACTCCATCCGTTTGAAGTACGAAAGTGACAACGCCTGCGACGTGCACGTGCCGCCGCCAATACGGCACAAGGACTTCAGCTTTATACACGCCAGCCCGGACGGGATCTGTTATGACGAGCATGTGTCGAGCGCATTATGTGACATCGAGCCGGTCGCGGACCCGTGGGGTTTGGAGATTAAGAATGTCGGCATACACAGCGCGCCGCGGTGGGGCGAAGGCGGAACCCCTGTGCTCCCAAAGGAACACGAAATACAGTGCCGGTGGTATATGATGGTCACCGAGATTGAGCGGTGGGACATTGCGTGCCTTATTGGTGGCAACGATTACCGCGTGAAAACGCTGTACCGCGACCGCGAGCTTGAGGACCGCATCCTTGACACAGCCCGCGCCTTTTGGGCTGATCATGTCGTCACAGGCATCGAGCCACCGCCCCAAGCTTGCGAGGCTTATTCTAAATCTATCAAACTCTTTTACCCGGACGACACCGGTGTTGTTGAAGAGGCGGGCGACGATGTTGTTGAGCTGATCGCCAGGGCCGCGGAGCTACGCGCCAAGATGGCACCACATCAAGCCGAATACAAGGACATCCAAGCCTTGCTTAGGGGACACCTTTCTGAGGTTGACAAGCTAACAACCGACGACAGCGGATACGTCTCATACAAAAGGCCAAAGGCAAAGCCGGTCACAGATTGGGCGTCCGTTGCGCTTGAGCTGGCCGAAGAGAAGGGGGCGGTTGACCGGCTGGATTACCTGGCCAAGAAGTACACCACGCACAAGCAAGGCGCGCGCCGCCTAAATATTTATTTTCCGAAGGAGAGATGAGATGAACGTGTATCAAAAGATTAATCGGGTGATGGCCGAGGTTGCCGTCATTGCCAAGGAAGACAAGAAAGTGAACAACCAATATGAATACCTAAGTCACGACGCCGTTGTGCGCGGCATACGGGCCGCAATGGTGAAAGAGGGCATCGTCACAACGCTGGTATCTACGGTGGTTAATCAGAACGGAAACCGGACAGAGCTTGAGGCCGTGTTCCGCTTTGTCAACGTTGACAAGCCGGACGACTTTGTGGACGTGTGCTCCTTTGGTTATGGGATCGACGGCCAAGACAAAGGACCGGGGAAAGCCATTAGCTACGCCAAGAAATACGCGCTACTGACGACGTTTTTGCTTGAGGCGGGCGACAGCGCGGACGTTGAAAGGCACAATGTCAACCACAGGCCAGCCACGACCCCAACGGCCAAGCAAGCGCCGGCCCCAACGCCCAAGCCGCAGAAGCTAACGGTGGGGAAAGTGAAGAAGCTCTTTATGGCTGAGGCGGAAACCAAGGCGGATGCCGCGAGCCTGTGGAAGCACGCATGCGAACAGGTGGATGCGGACGCCAGCAAGCCAACGCAGGCGCAACTTATAACGCTTGACGCCTGGCTGAAAAACAGCTTTGGTTCACCGGCTGAGCCGCAAAGCACGCACGCGGAACTTCGGAACAAGTTGCTTGGCGAGCACTTGCCAGCATATAAGCGACGAGAATAAAGAAACTTGGCTGTCTTGATTGCTTCCTCGGCGGCCAAGGCCAGTGCCCGGTTCGGTGTTATCGCCGGGCCGGGCACGTTTAAACGGAGAAGAAACGATGCATATTTTTGTCCTATTGGCTGCGGCGCTTTGTACGCCCGCCGACATTTGCGAGGCGCTGCGCGAGATGCGGCCCTTTAAGGCTGACCGGCTTGTGCACTGCGAGCGCGTTGTCGAGGTGGCGCACGAGTGGAACATCGACCCGGCCATGCTTGCGTCTGTGGCGTGGCACGAAAGCCGCTTTAACCCCAAAGCTGTATCGCGCAGCGGGGCCGTCGGCGTGCTGCAAATCTTGCCGCGTTGGTGGTGCGGTGGGCAAGTGTGCGACCACACCTATGTCGGCGGCCGAGCCTTTACACGGTGGCGCGAACGCGCAGCTCGCAAGCACCGCAAGCGATTAGATTATTGGACGCTCGCCCACTATAACGGCGGCAACCGACCCGGACCTAGAAGTTTCCGCTATGCGGAAAAGGTACTTAATACAGCGCGCCGGCTTTTGCGGCGATTAAAAAGGGCCTGCAACGTGCCAGGCTGTTAAAGGAGCAAGATGCAAGGGATAACGCTAGAAATATCAAGGTTTAATCCATACACAAACGACAAGTCGCCAACGCTGCGCGGCTTTTGCAACGTCACAGTCTCGGCGTCTGACAGCGGGTTTAGCTTGGAGATACGCGACTGCAAGTATCACCGGAAGCCCGACGGGTCTGATTGGGTGGCCACACCATCCCGCCCATATGAGACAGATGACGGTCAAAGGGCATACTTCAACCTCGTCCGCATTATGGATGACGAGGACTACAAGTGGTTCCAGCGCACCGCCTGCGCGTTGCTTGCGGCCCTGGACAACCCGCGGCCAGCTGAAACAACAGCCCCGGCCGAGGTGCACATCGACGAAGATGAGATACCGTTTTAATGGCCGGTTGGGCAAAGGTGCCGATAGCGTGGGCCACGGATGGCCGCCTGTCGGACATGATGCGGGTGTACCTGGCAATCTGTGACCAGACGCGGAGCAAAAGCACGGCCGTATTCCGGCCGCAAATGGTGCAGGTTTGCGCGAAGCTGTCGGCTGATAGGGTAGCGCAAGGTGTGAGGGCTTTGACCGATTGTGGGGCGATTGTGTTGGAAAATGGCGTGGTGACTGTGACCATGACAAAAGCGCTCATCTCGCGCACCCGCGTAGAAAAAGAACATACAGTAGCATCTACATCTAGAACAGTACGTACAGTGGTGCCTACACCTAGAAAAGAACTAACAGTGGGGGGAAAGCATAGAGCGCGCGCGGTGCGCGCGACACCCCTAAAGAATAGGGATTTGTCTGATACCTTTGCCGAGCGAAACAGGCTTGCCAAGGTGCGTGCAAAGCTGCTTGATGAGGCCAAGGCGTTTTTCGAGGGTCGGAACTGGGATGTGCCGCACAAGCGGCAACGCATAGCGGCAAAGCTACGGCGAATTTGCGATGACGAGATTGCACCTGATGAGCTACGGAACGAGATACGGGAATATTTAAGAACAAGGACGCAAAAGGCGAGGGAGCAAACAAACAATGAAGACAAAGGGAAAGGGGGCTGGCATTGAATACGCCGGCTCACAGGGCGAGGGCCTTGCCCGCATGGAACGGGCCGTGCTTGGGTCGTGCTTGGTGCGCGAGGACTACGCGGAAAACGTCCTGGCAAAGCTTAGGGTCGAACATTTTTACAGCATTGCGAATTGTCGGATTTTCGCTGCGCTGTGCGAGGCTTATGAAAAGTCGGGCGTGATAACGTTGCCGCAGGTGTTGGCAGCGTTAGAGGCACGCAAGCAGCTGACGAGCGTGGGCGGTGTGACATACATCGCTGCGCTGCTTGACGTTGTGCCGGCGGCCTTGGCGGTTGTGCGCGCATACTGTTACCAGATAAAAACAGACGCGGAGCGTCGCCGGTTTGAGGTGGGGGCGGCGCATTTGCAGCACCTCGCAGAACAGCCGCACAACAATATGGACGAGCAGGTCCAAACGCTGCGAGATGCGACGGCCGGGTTGGTGGCTGGCGAGCCTGAAAGCAATGGGAAGCCGACCGGCTATGATGTGCCACAGGCTGTGCAGTACGCGGTTGAAGAGCTGGCGAGCCGGTTAGAGGATGGGGCTGTGCCAACGGTACAGACTGGAATCAAGCAGCTCGACGCCATCACCAGCGGCTTCCACGGCGGGGAATTGATTGTGCTTGCTGCACGTCCAGGCGCGGGCAAGACGGCGGCCGCGATGAGCTTTGCCGTTAATGCCGCGAGCGGCGGCCGTGGGACGCTGTTTTTTAGCTTGGAAATGTCGCTTGTTCAGCTTTGGTATCGCGCGATGTCAAACGCTGGCAAGGTGCCGCTGACGCGGTTTAGGAACCCGGCACAGCTAACGCCCGCCGATTGGGAGGACTTGCACACGCGGGCCGGTGAACTTGGAGCTTTGCCGCTGTGGTTTGACTGCACGGCAACCATCACAGTCGAGGAAATAGGGCTACGGGCGCGAGCACAAAGACAGCACGGGCTCGGGTTTGTGGTGGTTGATTACATGCAGCTGATAAACGTTCCAGGCGGCCAATATAGGGAACAAGAGGTGGCGCACGTTAGCCGCAGCCTGAAGCGGTTGGCTTTAGACCTTGACGTGCCGGTGCTGGCTTTGTCACAACTGAACAGGGCAATAGAGCACAGGACCAACCGCACACCACAGCTGTCAGACTTGCGTGAGTCTGGAAGCATAGAGCAAGACGCCGACGCTGTTATATTTGTGCATCGGCCGGCAATGTGGGACGACAGCATTAGCAACGAGGAAGCCGAATTGATTATAGCCAAGCAAAGAAACGGGCCGGTCGGCACCGCTGACAGCCGGTTTGTGCAGGAATACGCGCGCTTTGAAAGCGCCACGTGGGAACAATCGTACAGCGCGCCACCAAGGGAGCCACAGGGCCGCCAAGGTGAAACGGGCCGCGATTGGGAATGGGACGTGTGATGCTGTTTTTAGGGGTCGATCCAGGAAAGAGCGGGGCAATCGCTGCCATCGACGAGGCCGGGCGCTTTGTTGGCTGCGTTAAGCTCAAGGAAACAGAGCAAGACATCTGGACGTGGGTGCTTAAGACGTGCGGCGTTGGTAATGGCAGCGCGGGGCACTTTGCAGCCCTTGAGCGCGTGTCAGCCATGCCTCGTCAAGGTGTGGCCTCAACCTTTAAGTTCGGGCAATCCTACGGCTTTTGTCGCGGCATGCTCACAGCAAACCGCATCAGCTTTGAAGAGGTGTCGCCGGTCAAGTGGATGACGGTTATGCGGTGCCGCACAGGTGGTGACAAGAACATAACCAAGGCCGCCGCGCAACGCATGTTCCCAGCGGTCAAGATTACACACGCCAACGCGGACGCGTTATTGCTCGCGGAGTATGCTAGGCGCCTATGGAATGAAAGGTCGGGCAATGGCGGACGCGGTGATGCTTAACAGCAAGCAAGATAGACAGCTCCAACAGCTGGAAAAGGATGCCGCATATAACTGTCCCGGCTGGCGTATGTGCTACCGTAACCACCGCATCAAGGACCCGTGCTGTTGGTGCGTTGCTGTCCTTGAGTTCCTGCGGTGCCTGCCATGAACGACCGCACCAAGCGGCCGCGCTCAGCGCTGCGCGAGGCCCTTGACACAATGGGCGTTGTTCGCAGCGGTCGCCCTGTGGCTGACTTGGTGCGCATGATTGCCAAGCTTGGCAGCACCATAAGCGATACAGCGTGCGTGCTCGACATGCATGTGGAGCGGCTTATTGATATCGTCGAGGGCCGCGAGTCCCTAAGTCACCGCGAGGCTGACACGTGTCATGCGTACCTTCTCGGCCTGTGGTGGTGGCACAGCTACCGCCAACAGTGGCCGGACGCCCGCAAGATGGAGGCCGTGGTCGAGATGCACCGGCGACTGTCCGGCGTCTGGGATAAGCTACCGGAATCATTAAGGAAAGACTGGACAAGGGCGCACGCTGAGGCCGCCGCCGAGCCGCCCACGGTGTGGAAGGACAAAAGCTAATGATATCAACACGTTACGCCGATGAGCACCGGATGAAGCCCGAGGAAGAAAAGCCAATGAATACGGGCACTTACGTCACCCCACCCCTTTACCAAAACCGCTCATGAGGCGCGCGCCGTGGGGG